AAAAAGAAGAAAGCAAAAAAGAGAAAAAGTAAAAAGAAATAATGCCACGTAAGAAGAAATCACCAATGGCAAGAACAGGTAAAGCTAATGGCCGCTGGAAAGGCGGTGTTAGTAAAACCTATTACAGAAAAAAGGCAGGTGCCAAAAAGAATGATGGTAAAATCGTTCATCACAAAGATCATAACAAAAAGAATTCTAGCAAAAAGAATCTTGTTCTAGTGACACCCGCTAAACATAATAAACTTCATCCAGAAAAAGGGGGAGACCATCGTAAGAAAAAGAGAAGACGTAAGAAGACTCGGTAAAATAGTGGCTTTCCTATGGGATGGAAAGGAACTATAATGAAAATAGCAGATTATACTCAAGAACAAAGAGATGCGATTAAAAATCGTGTAATGGAAGCTTTAGATAAATCTTTTGATGTTAACAAGTTTGGTAAGGGCACTCCATTTTGGATGAGTTTACTTTTTATCTTAGAACGCTTTAATAAAGGGAACTATTACGGTAGTTTAGAATTAAAGATATTAGGAACGTCAGCAAATGATGTAAAAGAAAAGGAAAGAACTCATAAGCTTTTGGAGACATATACTGAGCCAGAGTAAATATTTTGGGCAGGAATCCCAAAATATCCTTGTTAATCCTAGAAAAAGAGAATTATATTAATAGGGAACTTTTACCACCGTGCAGCGGTAACTGTAAATAAAAAGTAATTATTGGAAAAATAAATTATGAACAACGAAAACATTCCAAACTTAGGGCAAAATCAACCTGACATTAACAATGTCTTACCTAATGAAATTCAAGTAACTGAAAATCTTGAGGTTAGAGCACTTGAAGGTGAAAAAGGTAAAAACAAAAAGATGGCCGTTAAGTTAATCAGAGAAGGTTGGTCTAAAAACGGGTACTACTATTCAAAAGATGTAGCAGAATCAGTTGCCGACCATATTACAAAAAGACCACAGATGTACATGGATCATGCTATGGGTATGAGACAAGGTAGATCATTTAAAGATTTAGTAGCAGTAGCGGTAGATTCCTATAAAAAGGATGGCGCTGCTTATGCTGTAGTAGAGATGGTAGATAATCCTGCTACAAACTGGCTATATGAAATGGCCAAAAAATTTCCGGGTCAAGTTGGAGCATCTATTGATGCTAGGGCTAAGATTAAGCCTTATGAAGCTCAAGAAGATGAAGAAACAGAAAGACGCCAGAAATACGTAGTTGAGGAAATTGTTTTCCTTAATTCCGTAGACTTCGTTACTTACCCATCAGCAGGCGGTGGAGTTGTTGAAATACAAGCTAGTGAAGAAATTCAAAAAGCTTATCAAGAACTAGACCAAATTCTGGAAAATTGGGGTTCCGGGGTCGCTAAACTCGTTACTAACCAATCTGAAGACGAATCTTCAGATTTAACTACGGAGGACTCTGAAATGAGCGATAACAGCAAAACTGTTGAGTTTACAAAAGAATCCTTTTCAGCACAGTATCCAAATCTTTTTGAAGAGATTCGTTTAGAAGCTCAAAAAGAGATTGAACAACAAAAAGCTAATGCAGAAAAACAAGCAGCTAAGGTTGCCGAAGAAGAAGCAAAAGTTAGTAAGTTGGAAACTAAGCTAGAAGAGGCTTCAAAAGAAGCTGACGAACTCCGCGCTAAGGTCGATGAATTCGAACTTAAGGAGCAAGTGGCTAGCAAACGTAGAGAAGTCCAAAAGGCTATCGAGGATAGCGGTTTGGATACTCAATACGTTTCAGAAGTCTTTGTTGAAGATCTTATGAAGGTTGACAGCGAAGATGAAGTTGCAAAACGTATCGCAGATCGTAAGCAACTTGTTGAATCAGTTTCAGGTGATGTCACAGAAAATGGGGCAAGACTTGAAGAAGGTGAAAACGAAGAAGTACAACCAGAAGCAGACGATGTTAAAGAAGAAGAAGCACCAGCTTCTCCTGAAGTTAACTTGGATGATCTGGTCAAGTCCATGAAATCATACAACCCAGTTAAATAACTTGGTTGGATTCTGGAAAAATTAATGAAAGAAAAATCAAACTGTAAAAGGAGATTAACATGGCTGACTTAAAAGCTAGTGCTATATTACAATATGGCGATCCTATCTTTGGAAGAGTAACTCTTGCAAAGAAAACAGCGGGCGATGATCTACAAATTGGTGACTTTTTAAATTTTGACACCTCAGGCGTAGAGAAAATGAGCGCTGCTACTGATGATGCGACTTTCATTGGTGTTTGTGGAACTTTGTCCAAAGACGCAGACGGACCAGATCAGATTTTGGTTTACCTTAAAGCTATTGTTGAGGTACCATCAGAATCTGCTACTTACATTCCTGGTCAAAGTCTTTCTATGAATGCTTCAAACGGCACTCTAGAAACAGCTTCACCGGACGCAAACACTATTGCGCATTCATTAGAATACAAAACTTCTGCAACCTCTTTGAAGGTCTTGGTCGATGTAGTAAGTTTACAGAAACTATTTGGCGTTGCAGCTTAATAAAATAACAGGAGAAAATAAATCATGAAAAACGGATTAATTAAAAACCTTGTTGAATCCAAAGTACAAGAACACGGCGGTAACCTTTATGAGGGTGCTAACGCAGCAGCTGACCAGATCGGCGATTTAATTAACGAAGGTAAACTAAATACTAAAGATATTTCTTTAAGACAAGTTTATGAAGAGTTAGTTGATTGCCCGATTTCAGAATCAGCAGCTAGAGTTTCTGAAGCTTTAAATTCATCAGCGTTTCCAAACGTTGCACAAAAAATCATCCACTCCGATATTATCAATGAGTATGAAATGGCAGTTGGATCAGCACAAAACCTTATTACTGAAGCACAAGCTTCAAGAACTGATGAGGAATTAGTTGTTGGTTTCACAGCTGGAGACACTACTCCGTTGTTAAGAAGACAGGGGATGGCATACGAAGAAACTTCAATGGGAGAGAAAAACTGGACTATCAAGATGGCAGATTTTGGTAGAATGATTTCTCTAACAAGAGAAGTAATCTTCGAAGATCGCACAGGCGAAGTTCTTGCAAGAGCTAGAGACATCGGTAGAGCCGCTGGTCATCATAAACAAAAGATGATTATCGAAACTGTCGAAGTTGCTGCTAGATCAGCATTTGAAGAAACAGCTTCTTCAGCTGCTATCTACAAAGGCTCAGCACAAAACGCTGCTGCGATGTATTCAAACGATCACAGTGCTTTAGACGGTCAAGTTAACGATAACTTGATTGCTTCTAACGCATTAGCAGACTTTACAGATCTTGACGCAGTCTATCAAGGATTTGCTGCTATGGTTGATGAAGCTGGAAACAAAATAGATATTGTTCCTAATACTCTACTTGTTCCTGCTGCATTGAAAGCAAAAGCTTTCCAAATCATGAACAGTCAAATGCTTGGTGGAGGACAACAAGACGTTGTGTCACCAACCTATAACCCGGTAAATGATCTTGCACAAGGCGGATTGAACATTGCTTCATCTGTATTCTTGTCAAGTTCAACTGACTGGTACATGGGTGATTTTGCTAAACAGCTTAAATGGTTAAACGTTTATGCTCCAGCAACTGAATCACAAGGTGCTAACAGCGAATTAGCGTTCACTAACCAGATTGTATCAAGATTCAGATTCTCTTATCATGCTGGTATAGGCCACACTGATTGGAGATACATTACTAAGTGTACTGCTTAATAATACTGATCTAGAACATAACTCTTGAATAGGGGCCTGATATTCCGGTCCCTATTTCAGAGGAGGAGACAACTTACTATGAAAACTAAAAGAATCTTTGAATTGAAATCAGACCGTAGGGGCCTTTACAATAATAATGGTAAAAAGGTTGAGGCTGTTAAAAAAGCTAAAAAATCTGCTCCAGCGAAAAAAGATAAAAAGAAATAACTTTTAGGGGAAACCAATTATAATAATTGGTTTCTCTGTGTTTATCCCAGAAAACTATAGAGGAGATACCAAATAATTATTTAAATTAAAGGGACATTACAGGTGTACTTATGGCAGTTACTAACGACAATATAGCAAATTTTTTAGATATAGTTGATTTAATACCTCAACTATATGATGCAGAAGAGAGTTCATTTAATGTTTTGTCTGAGATTGAGTTAAGAAGTTTGATTACAAGAACTGACGCTAGGTTGAAGATGGAGTTAAAACCTTACTATGGGGGTACTTTAACTACTTCATCTCCTTATGCAACATCACCAGTTCCAAGATTTGGTAATACTCAAACGGGTAATTTATTATTACAAAACCCTGCTGGTAGTTCAACTTTAACTGTATCAGCTTCTTTAACTGCTACTCAAGTTTATACTATTACTTTTACAAGTGCTACTGCTTTTTCAGTAAGCAGTGACTTGACAGGGGCAAATGGAACAGGTTCTACAGGCTCTAATTTTACAACTACTGATACATTTTTAACTATTCCATCTGCATTATGGAATGGAAGTTTTTTTAATGGGGATGTACACTATGTTAAAGTTTATACCCATGAATCAGCCTTGGTTCAATTAAGTGCTTTGCTAGCTGCAAACCAAGTGCTAAATACAATTTATACTGAGGAAGTACCAGATGCTTCCGCTTCAGCAGAAAAATATATGGAGCAATATCTTAGACAGATGAGAGCTCTACAACGCGGAGAAGCCTTTCTTGAAAAAGGTCTTAGCACAAGGGATATTAATCCCATACAACTCGATTATGAAATCGATGAATACGGCACAGATGCCACAAATTACGCTGACAAGGATTACAATCCTCGTACTGGCTATTAAGTATTATTTGAAAATACTGTAACATAGGAAATAAAAATGGCGACTTTACAGTCAACAACGACGAAAGAGCTTATCGCAGATATAGCGCAGCATATCAAGGATGAGGTCAAATCAACAGGTAAACTACCTAGTATTAGAAAGGTAGCTACTGAACCTGTACCTAATCCCTCAATATTCCCTATCATTACAGTTATACCAATTGCTGAAAACCCACAAGGCTACCGCGGAAGTAAACTTTATAATATAAGAAGAATTCGTATTGAAGTATTAACTCAAAAGAGGGATAGTAAAGCAGCTCTAAGACAAAATCTTGGTATTGTTGAACAATTAAAAGATGTCTTTAAAGTAAATGCTGCAGATTACTTAGTACCTTCTAGGGATGATTTATCGGTTGATACATTAGCTGACTTAGTAATAGTTGATGTTGAAACAGGCGGTCAAGCTACTGCTTTTAAAAATGGGTTTTTACAAACAGGGGCAATAGAAATAGAAGCCCACAGTTATGATCCAGTAATTACTGATGATGATGCTCCAAGTACTTCTAGGAGTTTAACTGTTTCAGAAACAGATACTAAAACATTAGTTGATAAAGTTACTGGGGTTTTAAAAACTGCAAAATTAAGTTCTGCTATTTTAAGCAGTGTTAGAAGTTTAAAAAGTTTTACTTTACCTCCACAGCCAGTGTACCCGGTTGTGTTTGTTGCTATTGAAGAAGAAAGAAGAGACCATAAATTTGCTGGTCAAGATAGTATTGATAGGACCGTTAGTATAAACGTTCTTACAAAAGTAAAGTCAAGAGCTAAATCATTAGACCGTAATATTGATTTAGCTAATAGATGTAGACAAGTCATCATGGCTTATCCTGATATGGAAGGCACATGTTATGATGTAGAATACGTGGGTACAAGTTACGGACAATTAACCGCAAGAGGAGATTTATTATTTGGAACTCAAGTTTTATTTAATACCTCTAGCTATGAAACATTACCAACTAGTTAAGGAGAAAAACATGGTATATATTAAGAATAAAGGCATTCAACTATCTCTTGACATTCCAGCGGAATTAAGAGAAGAGGTAATGGCTGTAGTTAAAGGTAAAGGAGAGGGTGAAATCTCTGACGAAGCTTTTAAATATATTGCTGCTGGGGTTGAAGTTGTTGCGAACGCAC